AGATTAGGTATATCGATTTTGGTTTAGTATCAAAAGAACTTTACACAGGTATTTGGGAATATCAAACTTTAGTAGATATCCAACAACCTACTATTATACAATGGTCAATGGAAAAGAACATTCCAGTTTTTTTCGGTGTTTATCCTGATGATATCACACATATTTTAGATGAGTTAGATGAGAAGGTTAGAATCTTTGATGCTATTAACTCGCCCCCACCAAGAGACAAAAATGGTAAATTAATTATAGACCAAGAACTTGGTGTACCCACCACAGCCTTTTATCTTGAAGGCCCAAGAATAACAAACTTTAACTTATTTTCTAAGAGGGAACAAGACCATGTTTGGCCAAGATTTCAAGATTCTATCTCTGAAGAGGCCAGCAAACTTGGTATTGAGATTAAGTGGAATTCAAGAAATGATGCTTCGTTTTTTAGTGATGGTAAATGGAAAAAATTTGTAGGTGGTGGAAAGGTAGATATCTTTGATTGGACAGAGACAAACATGACTATTAGTTATGATATAGATGTTGATATGGCAAATTATATTAGAAAATTAGATTACAAGAAGCAACTTAAGGCAGTTTTACTTGATAAAGAAGAGTTTGTTGGTGATATGGGAGACATCATGGCTGGATTGTCAACAGTGTATCCGTCCATTAATCAAGAAAAGTTTAATCTTGATGTGGTAAAAAATATATCATCAAAATTAAATTATACACTCGAATATGGTAGTTCAACTATCGAGGAACTTGAAAATATATCGAATAGAGGTAAAATGAGGTTATGGAATAAACAATGGATGAATCAAGGTATTGATGTGCATTATAAAGAATGATTTGAAAATTTAACAAACTAATTATAATCATGAAAACAAAATCTTTGTTTGACCACATCACCCACATAACATCTAAACAGACTAAGAACTATTGGGAAAACTTAAATGATGCTGATAGAAAAACTTGGTCTAATTACATGGTTCATCGTTTTTTATCGATGAATATGAATTGGGTTGATATAGTCAATGAACTACAAAAATACAAATTAAAACCAAAAGACTTATACAGATTGTATACCGAAATATTACCAAAGGGTAAACAATGGTTAAGATATACTAAAGGAAAAAAGGTTATGAAACATCCTCAATGGGTTGTAGAAATCGTTACAAAATATCATCAAGTTAGTATGAAAGAGGCTAACGAATACTTAGAAATCTATTATAGTTCCGAACAAGGTAAGGCTGAATTGAAGTCCATACTCCAAAAATTTGGAACGGAGCCAAAGGAAGTTAAAAAACTAAATCTACCCTAATGGCAAGAGTAAACTATGAAACTCTCGGTAAACTCATCGATGTGGATGAGAAAGACTTGGAGTTTGAAAGGGTTACAAATTCAATAGATGTGGTAGATATTGAGTATGGTGTAGAAGTCATATTCGATTATTACAGGCGTCATGGATTCCCCCACTACACAATTCGTGAAGATGAAAAACACGACCACTTAAAGAAACTGAGAAAGTTTGATGTCGATACGATATTCAAAGATAATCAGATAGTACAGACTATGCATGGTTTGAGGTTGTGTTGGACTTACCATCCACACTTTTGGGAAGTGGTGTGTGGTAGTGCTAAAAAATCACCGATGGAGATATTCTTGGATGATGATATGTTCAAATCTACAATTAGAAAGTGTTGGAATTGGGAACAGAAACACTATAAAGGTGAAGACCCAAATGGGGAGAGAAATGTATTTCATGAAAATAGACTTAGACAATCAATAAAAATTTATAGTGGTACTCAATCCGTAAGTAATTTCAGACCTACGGCAGCAAAACTAATCTATGAAAAGTATGGTGGAGATGGAGTTGTGTGGGATATGAGTTGTGGATGGGGTGGAAGACTACTTGGTGCACTATCATCGAAAAATATTCGGCATTATATTGGAACGGAACCAAGTTCTAAAACATATGATGGTCTGATAAAAATGAGCAAAGATTTTGGTTATATAAACAAAAAGGTAAATATATATAAACAAGGAAGTGAAGAGTACATACCAAAGAAAGAGTCTTTGGATTTGTGTTTTACCTCACCACCTTATTTTGATACTGAAAAGTACTCAGAAGAATCAACACAAAGTTATAAAAAGTTCCCTACCCAAGATGAGTGGGTGAATGGTTTTTTAAGACAGACAATTCAAAATTGTTATAACGGACTTAAAGATAATGGTTATATGTTATATAATATAGCAAATACACCAAAATATAAATTCATAGAAGAAGAAACAATTAATATTTCTAAATCACTTGGATTTATTCAAGAAGAAACAATACAGCTAACATTATCAAGTGTAATGGGAGCAGGATATAAATACGAACCCATTTTTATTTTTAGAAAAGGAGAATAAATGGAAACAACTAATGTACCGATAAAGGTGAACTACTCAAACGGCTCTAAATTAACTTCAAGTCAGCAATTACTTTTTAAAAATTTGGAATGGGGTATAAATTTAGAAAAAAGTACAATGTATCTAAGCTATGAAATTGACCAAGACCAATTGTACGCAGTAATGACACGATTTGATAATTTTATAAGAGTAAATCCCAAACAAGACATCAACTTACATATTACATCTTATGGTGGTGATGTTTATGCCATGTTAGGAACCATAGACTTTTTCAGAACTTTACCTGTCAAAGTCAATACTCGTTGTATTGGGGCTTGTATGTCAGCAGCCGCAGTGATACTTGCATGTGGAACTGGTAAAAGAACAATGACAGAAAACTCAACAGTCATGGTTCACGAAGGTTCAGCATTTGAAGGTGGTAAAACCTCTGATGTGTTAAAAGGAGCAGACCATCTGAAAAAATTACAAAAAAATATAAACAGAATACTTGGTAATGTCACAAACAAAAATGCTGAATTTTGGGAAGGTGTTTCTAAAAATGATACCTATTTAACAGCAAATGAATGTTTGAAATATGGTTTAATTGATGAAATTATTACTTGACTTTATCAAAAATTTATAGTAAATTCTTATATGATATTAGGAGAAATATATGAAAGATAAATCCTTGCTAGAACTCAAACAAAACTCAATTAAGGACACTCCAAAATCAAATCCTACAACAGATAATATTGTAGAGTTGATGGAAAAGGAATGGCCCGAGATGACTAAAGAGTTCAAAAAATTACAACGAGAACAATATGAATTGTTCTGTCACAAACAACATGATTACGGTCCTGGTAATATATCAGTTGGTACACAATTGAAAACAAAGGAAGAAATAAAGCTATCACTCACAGGTTTATGGTTTCGTATGAATGACAAATTACAACGAGTAAAAACACTATTAATGAACGACAGAGAATCAGCCGTAAAGGATGAACCATTAGAAGATGCTTACCTTGATGTTTCAAACTATGGAATAATGGCAACTCTTGTTGGTCGTGGAAAGTGGGGAAAATAATGAAGACAGCAAAATACTTTACAGCTACATGGTGTGGCCCTTGTAAAGCTTTCAAACCTGTAATGACCGAAATAATGAATGAGGGTCATTCAGTACAAATACTCGATGTGGACGAGAATAAATCCCTTGCCCAACAATATAATGTTAGGTCGGTTCCAACTACCGTCATAGAAGAAAATGGAGTTGAAGTAGATAGGTTCGTAGGTGGACTACCTAAACAATCTGTTATTCAAAAATTAAATGGCTAGAAAAAAATCAGTATCGTATAGTCAATTCGCGTTATGGGAACAATGTCCCTATTCGTGGAAACTACAATATGTAGATAAGGCTATACCTTGGTCGGATAATATCTATACTTTATTTGGTACTGCAATGCACGAGGTACTACAAGAGTACATCAAAGTAATGTATACCAAAAGTATAGTAGAGGCTGACAAACTACTTCTTAATGAAGAACTCGAAGACAGAATGAAGAAGCAATTTATGGAAATCATGACCAAAAATGGTGGTGAAGAATTTTGTACCAAAGATGAGATGACAGAGTTTTATAGTGATGGTTTGAAGATTATAGATTTCTTCAAGAAGAAAAGAGCTATGTACTTCAGTAAGAAAGGTTATGAATTATTAGGAATAGAAACTTCACTAAATTATGATTTACCAAATAATCTTAAATTTAAAGGGTTTATCGACCTAATTATTAAAGACAATATCAGAAATCGAATTAAGATTATTGATATAAAAACATCATCTTGGGGTTGGAACAAATACGCAAAAGCCGATAAAAATAAAACAGACCAACTCTTATTGTACAAATCATTTTATTCAAAACAACACGATGTCCCTTTGGACAGAATCGATGTTGAGTATTTCATTGTGAAGAGAAAACTATACGAGGGTATGGATTTTCCACAAAGAAGAGTTCAGACATTTGTTCCAGCAAATGGTAAACCATCCATTAACAAAGTTATTGGTAGGTTAGAGAACTTTATGAAAAGTGTTTACGAAGAAGATGGTTCGTTCAAAGATGTTCATTATGAAAAATGTAGAACGAAAAAAGATTGTAAGGCGTTCACAAAATGTAAGGACTTACCATGAATTCATTAGGAACAGTTGTTAGATTAAGATTGAAGATGACAGATTTTTACGATACTGAAATAGAAGGATGGATTATAAACAGAATAAATGAGATTTATAAAATCAATCAATTTCAATTGCATCTTTGGTATGAAAATGATGAGGTATCCCCAGCTAATATTAAGGAGTTTATCAAAAAATATGAAAAGGGGTTACATTTCAAAACTACAATAAAACCATCGAAGGACATTGACAGAAGCGAATTCGTGTGGTACGATATAATCCACGAAAAAGATGTAGAAATAGCAAGTCGTACAAGATTTACTTACATAGGTGATATAGTTAATGGACTCAATCAATTCGAAAAAACTCTCAAGTTTTGTATGGAACCAAAAAGTAATACACCAATCAGAAAACAAAAAAGGAATGATTAGTTGAAGAGGGTAGGAATTGTAGGTTCAAGAGAGTATACAAATCGTAGAAAAATTAAAGAATTTGTATTCAAACTCAAGGAACAATTTGGTGATAAAGTTGAAATTGTAAGTGGTGGACAGAAGAAAGGTGCTGATGGTTACGCTAAAAAGTTTGCATTAGAGTTTGACATGAAATATGTTGAGTTTCCACCAAGACATTACACATATAATCAACATTGTATTTTAGATGAAACGCATTATGGTAAGAAATACTACCCTAAAAATTTCTTTGATAGAAATAAACAGATTGCAGAGTATAGTGATTATGTGGTAGCCTTTGTACCAGAAGGTGTGATATCTAATGGTACTATGAATACAATTGAACATTCACAAAATTTAAATAAAAAAGTGATAATTTTAAATTAAGTATATACTTATATATGTATATATGGAGATGTTATGAAAAGTAATACGAAATTAACATCGGTAAAGGTTTTAGATGGGTTATATAAAAAGTTTAAGGTGAAATCTCTAAATGAAGATTTTACTTTACAAAAACTTGTTAATCGGTCTATTCATAAATTTCTTACTGATGATGATTATAATTTAACTATTAAACAGCACCGCGACTTAAAAGTTAGTGGTAGTAGATTTTAGGAAAGGTTATGGCTAAAAAGAAGATACTTCTACTCTCTGATGACCTCAGAATGAGTAGTGGAGTTGGTACGGTTTCTAAAAATTTTGTCTTGGGAACACTTAAACACTTTGATTGGGTACAAGTTGCAGGTGCAATTAAACATCCTGAAGAGGGTAAAGTGGTAGATATGAATGATTCAGTTCGTGAAGAGACAGGAATTAAAGATGCTAGTTTAAAAATTTACCCAATAAGTGGTTATGGTAACCAAGAACTAATCAGGCAGGTAATGAATATTGAACAACCTAATGCAATATTACATTATACCGACCCAAGATTTTGGGTTTGGTTGTATCAGATGGAACATGAAATCAGACAACAAATACCGATATTCTATTATAATATTTGGGATGATTTACCATATCCAAGATACAACGAGTTCTTTTATGAGAGTTCTGATTTGATTATGAACATATCAAAACAGACTGTAAATATAGTGGAACAAGTTGCTCAAAAGAAACCAAGAACAGATTGGGATTGTACTTACATACCACATGGAATACCTGAAGATAAGTTTTATCCTGTTGATGAAAAGAGTGAAGAATATAAACAACTTCTTGGATTCAAAAGACAATTGACAAAAGGTAAAGAATACGACTTTATTTTATTTTGGAATAATAGAAACATAAGAAGAAAATTACCTGGTGATATTATCATGGGTTACAAAGCTTTTTGTGATGGATTATCTAAAGAAAAGGCAGAAAAATGTGTATTAGTTATGCACACTCAGCCAATAGATAACAATGGTACTGATTTACCTGAAGTAGTTAATAATTTATGTCCTGATTATGATGTAATATTTTCTCACAATAAGTTAGAAGATAAACAAATGAATTTTCTTTACAACATAGCAGATGTTCAAGTTAATATCGCCTCTAACGAAGGATTTGGATTGGGTACAGCAGAAGCCGTAATGGCAGGAACACCAATTATCGTAAATGTAACTGGTGGATTACAAGACCAATGTGGATTTGAGTTAAATGGTAAGCATGTCGGATATGAAGATTATAGAGAAATAGTATCATTTCATGATAAAGACAAGTGGGAACACAACGCCGATTTAACTTGGGGTGAGTGGGTAAAACCAATATGGCCAGCATGTCGTTCAGTACAAGGTTCGGTTCCAACACCTTATATCTTTGATGATAGGCCAAGATGGGAAGATATGGCTACTCGTGTTCGTGAGTGGTACGAAACACCAAAAGAAAAAAGAAAATCATTCGGATTGAAAGGTCGCGAGTGGATGTTGACAGAGGAAATAGGAATGTCGTGTAAAAATATGTCTCAAAGGTTTGTAGACCATATGAATACCGCATTTGAAAAGTGGAAACCTCGAAAACGATTTACAATGTATCAAGCGTAGGAGAATTTATGAAACCATTGGTTTTAGTTACAGCACCTGTAGGAACAAGAAGTGGATATGGGGCACATAGTAGAGATATATGTAGAAGTCTCATTGATTTAGATAAATATGATGTCAGAATATGGCCAGTTAGATGGGGAAGTACACCACAAAATGCTTTAAGTGAAGAAAACCCACAAGACTTACCTATTATTAAAAGACTATTAAAGTCACCTGAAGTTGAGCGTCAACCTGAAGTACATATTCACATTGTGGTTCCAAACGAGTTTAATGCTTTAGGAAAATATAATATCGGTATTACTGCTGGTATAGAAACAACTGTATGTCCAGCATATTGGCTAGAAGGTTTGAATCGTATGGACTTGAATATTGTTCCCGCTAAATTTGTTAAGGACACAATTGAAAATACGAGTTTTGATAAGTTTGATGAGAAGACTAAACAAAAAATTGGTAGAGTTATTAGTGAAAAACCAGTTGAAGTATTGTTTGAAGGTGTTGATTCTGATATTTACAAAACAACAAAAGAGTTTTCAGTTGATTTAGTCAAAGAGATGAAAGAGGTAAAAGAAGATTTTTGTTTTCTTCATGTGGGTCATTGGTTACAAGGTAATTTGGGTGAAGATAGAAAAGATTTAGGAATGTT